AGAATGTTTTTGGTGCAAAGAACGAGAGTGGGCACTTGAAAAAGTCAAATAGTTGTACATTTTGCATGCATCCTTTTACAGGACTTGCTACACGAGAAGATGGTGCTATTAAAGTATGCTGTCGTAGTCAGCCTATTGGGTTTATACAAGACCAAACCTTAGAAGAAGTTTGGAATGGCGACAAGATGAAAGAAGTTAGACGCCAAGTTTTAAATAACGAACGACCAGATGTTTGCAAACCGTGTTTTGACTTAGAAGATCAGGGTGTAGAGAGCTTACGTCAGCGTCATATAGCAGGAGTTATACCAGAAGCAAGAGTCAACTTATACCCAGATGCATTAGATGCGTTAGAAGACGACTATAGTATGCCGTTTGAACTTCCTACAATGGAAATTAAACTTAATAACTTGTGTAACTTAAAGTGTCGTATGTGTAATCCGTTGGATAGTACAAGTTGGAAAGACTGGAATCAAGTTACAGAGTTTTACAAAAAAGAAAATAACTATCTTATACCGACTGTTGATGCACTTGTAGAAAAACCAGGACAATATATAGGACCGTTTGACAACTCAGATAACTGGTGGGCAAGTTTTGAAAAACTCTTACCATATTTTAGACGTGTAGAGTTTGCAGGTGGTGAACCATTAATGGACCCTTATCACTATAAAATATTAGATATGCTTGCTCCGTATGGTAAAAACATAGAAATAAAATATGCTACAAACGGTACTACACTAGGTATAAAAGGCGGGCGCACTATACACGACTATTGGCCTAAGTTTAAAAGTGTTGCTGTAAATGTAAGTATAGACGGCATACACGATGTATACGAATACATTAGAGGTAATGGTAAATTTAGTGAAGTAGAAGAAAACGTAAAAGTATTTAAGAGCTTTCCTAATGTAAGTAGAGTAGTAGGCGCATTTACTGTACAAGCAAATAACATTTTACAAATCTGCGATGTTATAGACTACTTCTTAAATGACATGGGTATTATATTTTATTCGCATAGAGTAAATTATCCTATGTCACTATCTGCACAAGTATTGCCGCCAGAACTAAAAGAAAAAGTTGTAAGTGATTTAGAAGACATGAAAGAAAAAGTTTTAAGTTATAAACTAGTACAAGAAAACAATTTACTTAAAAAAGTTACACTACAGCAGATACAAGATAATATTAATTTCTTACAAGCAAAATGTATGTACAATACACACTGGCAAGACTGTATAGAATTCAACAAAAGATTAGACAAAACACGAAACCAAGATTTCCTAAGTGCAAATCCAGAGTTTAAGTTGTATGTATAAAATTATAAGCAAGTGGCCTCACCAAGATAGTATTCACGTTGAATGGAATATGGGCAAACGTTGCAATTTAGATTGTGGGTATTGTCCAGCCGCAATACACGATAACTTTAGCCCGCATACTCCTTTGCAAACATTTAAAGATGCAATTGACAAGTTAGTAGAAATAGGTAAACCTATAAGACTAAGTTTCACAGGCGGAGAACCGTGTGTACATCCTAATATAAAAGAAATACTTGCATATGCAAGAGATAAAGTTGAATGGATAAACATTACAACAAACGGTACATTACCATATGATTTCTATATTAAGTTGCCGGTAAACCATTACGTGTTTAGTATACATTTTGACAACGATATTGTTGATAAAGTTGTAAGCAACGTTTTAGTATGGGCGCAAAACAACGAAGTTGATAACTTACCTTTCCAACTTAATATTATGGCACATCACGAACATATGCAAAAGGTAAGAGAAGTTACACGCATGTTTGACACTCATATTGTACCGTATGTCATTAGACGAATACGATGGACTGAAGCAGATGACCGTGACTGGTTTGACGATATGCGATATAAAGGCGATGACTTAAAATGGATTCTTGACAAAACAGCAACAGCAAAATCTAATGTAATTATTGACGATGATAAAGAAATGCATGCCAATGATGTAATAAAAGAAAAATTAAATTCTTTTGAAGGTTGGAAATGCAATGCTGGTGTAGAAAGTTTAATGATTAACTGGGACGGTGAAGTTCATCGAGCAACATGTAGAGTTGGTGGAAGTTTAGGTAATATATACAACGGTAGTTTTGATTATCCAACACAATCAATTATCTGTACACGTAAATGGTGTACATGTGCCGCTGATATTCCACTTACAAAGGTAAAATAAAATGTCTATTGTTTTTTGCATAGTTAATGATATAGATAGTTATGATTCTCAAGATATCAAAACAACAATTACCAATATAGCAAATTTTACAATCGCAAATATAAAAACAAAAGGTTATGAAGTTCTAGTAGGGGACAATGAAGATAAACTTTTACAACTTGCAAATGGTTACAAGCATGCTGTTGTAATGAGTCCTGGTACAGAAATAATTAACGGAATTGCGTTTTTTGAGGCTATAGAAGAACTTGTAAAAAGAGACTTTTTTATAGCAGGACACGTATTAGATAGAACTATGCATAATGCATACTACGAACTACATCATCAGTGCTATGTGGTTAATATGGCGGTTTATAACGCATATAAGGGCCCTACAGTAGGTTGTTTTGAAAAAGACGTACAACATACCCAACTAGAACCTACACGTAGTTTAAACAATATACACGACGATTATACCCCTAAATTTGTTAGTACAGGAATTAATAAAGTAACATACGAGCATAAATGTCATGGTTGGAATTTACTAAAAATAGCATTTGAAAACGATCTGCCTGTAGTTGTTTTTGATGACAGTATTAGAAACAACAAAATACATTATTATCCTGAAAGCAAAGATGACTATTATAAACATTGTCATTTGATACAAGAAAAACTAGATTACTGTAAGAACGAGTTTGTACATACAAACAACACTGAATGGTCTACAGGTATAGATGAAAAGTACGAACAAGTTGTTTTACCTGCTAGTGGAACATTATACTTAGATTTAATTGATGCTGGTCGTGTGGTATTTTATGACTATAATCAAAAAGCTCTAGACTATTGGAAAGAAGTATGTCCACGTAAGGAACACATAGAGTATGTGTTTGTGTACACTAACTTACTAGAAGAGTTATCAATTGTAGACCACTTAGATCCTAAAATGAAAACACTAGTAAACTTATCTAATATATTTTGTTACGAAGGAACTGTTGCACAATATAGTTTGGAAGATAGAATTAAAGCAGAAAGTTTACTGGAATATTGTCTACACAGTAAATTATCCGATGTTAAGATTAATTTTACTCTTAGAGCAGATGCGCTAACTCAGGAAACACGGTTGCCGCGTTTAGTCCTCTAATATTATCTAACTTATTAGTATATTCTTTAAATCCAGGTAGCATATGACTATTGTCTTGTGCATTCATATGTTTAAGTACAGCTTCCCAACGTTTCCACCCATAAGGATTATGTTTCCAATAATCATCGTCTTGTCTATAATTGTTCCATAGCCAATCTTTAAAATCCATAAAACGTTCTTCAACATCCTGCTTGTCTTCTTTAGGTAATATTTGTATACTAAGAAATGTTGGAATATACAGTAAATGCATATTAACTAAGCCGCCGCCCATTTGTGTTCCGCCTGGTACTGTTCCTGCATTTAGTTTTTTAAACCCGCTTTCAACTTTCCATTTCATAAAGTCTGGCAAGTGTTTTACGTTGAATATTTGTATTGCTGTTGCTAAACTTGTTTGTATATTGTCAGGTGTATTGTCAAGCATATGCAAAGTTTTTTCTACAGTATCAAAGTTTGTAGGAAAACGTATATACTCATCACGCTCGTGACTAGCATCCATACTAATAGCAAATTTAACTTTCTTAAACTTTGACCACATTTCAATTAAGTCTTCGTCAACTAATAACCCGTTAGAGTTATAACGTAGTAATATCTTATCTTGATAGCCTTGGCGTAATATTTCTTCAATGAACATTTTATGTTCTTTAATCATTAAAGGCTCACCGCCGGCAAAGTATACTTGTTTTAGGTTTGGAATTTGTGCATTCATTTCTTCCCAAAACGTATCCTTTTCGTGCCACTTATTATTAAACTCTGATCTATCCCATTGCATTTGTCTTTTAACATCAGGGTCTTGTAATACAGGAATAAGTTTTTTATGATCTGCTACCCACTTACTAGAATCATGTGGACTACACATTACACATTTAATGTTACAAGTATGTCCTAAACGCAAGTCTAAATAAACTAACTCTTCCGGTACTGTGCCATCTTCTTTAGTTTGCTCAATTAGGTGTGGAATGTCTACACCATCTTCGTGCCACGTTCCGCTTTCCCAAACACGTTTACTTACAACTCCTACTTTTTCTTCTTGGAAACATTTACGACAACTAGCAGGTATTTCACCATTCATCATAGTTTTACGTACACTTTTCATGTAGTCATTGTTCCATGCTTCCATAGGAGTATCTTTACCAAAGTTTGCAGGCCTGCCGTCTTCCATTTTAACTAGACCAACTTCATGGTCGGAACCTGCGCCACTAGCATTACTACTACAACACAAACGCATATCTCCATTTGGTCTGGTTGCAAAATGTATCCAAGGTAAAACACAGAAAGTAGGAGATCCTGATTCTTTCTCAATCAGTCTTTGATACTTACCTAGTTGAGTATCTTTATCGTGATACCAATCTTTATCCATACTTTTTTCCTATTATCATATATCTAGTGTATTTTGGCATTTCTAATTCGCCTACATAACTTACATGCACATTTGACTGTTGTATAAGCTCTTCCATATTGTTAACACATCTTACGTGTTCTTCATGTTCGAAATAATTATTACTTTGTAATACAACTCTTGTTCCTGCTTGTAAATTGTCTAGCCATGTATCGTATTGTTCTTGTGTTAAATGTTCGCAACTTGTATTAATAGCAATATCTGCATCAGTAGTGTACTCACACATATCTGCGGCTGTAGCAAAAAATCTGCCTTGCATATGATAACGCATATTAATTGTTTCCGCAATGGGCTTACAACTAGGATCAATATCTATACTTTCTATTTCTGGAATAGTAAGATCACTATTGAAAAGTAAACTTGCAAGTACACCATTCCATCCACCGTATATAGCAACACTGCCTGCAAGTTTATGTTCTTGCATCTGTTGTATTAGCCAAAGTTTGCTGTTTATTTGGCCTTTCCAAAAACTTTCAAGTGTGCGATATCTATCTTCACTATTACGAATAGCATCCATCCAAAATAATACATCTTGCATATCTACTTTCATAATAAACTTTCCAATGTCTTTTTTAGGCCTACATCTAAAGGTGTATAATCTGTAAAACCTGTAAGTGTTTGTACTAATGTTGTATCAGGGCACCTACGTGTTGCACTACCATTCGGTGCAGGACGTATTTCAAGTCTGTCTGGATTAATTCCCATATATCCCATTATTAGTTTTGCTACAATACTTATACGTGTTTCTACGTCTTGTCCTACGTTTACGGTATTGTTACTAGTAGTTTTTACTAGCATATCTGTCATACGTACAGCATCGTCAACGTAGCAAAAACTACGTGTGTCATTGCCGTTAATATAATACTCGCCTTGTTTACAGCGTTCTACAAACTCATTTACAAAGTGATCTGTTTGTCCTGGACCGTATACATTAAAGTAACGTATGATAAGATACTCAAGTCCGCTATTAGCAACTAAGTTTTCACCTAGTGCTTTTGGTATGCTATAACTCCAACGTGGATTTGTAATGTCATTGTACATAACTGGCACCGCTTCATCAGTAGGTACATGGTAATAGCCGTTGTCTATTGTACTGTTGAATATTTCACAAGTACTAGCAAATACAAACTTTGTGTTTGTGTTTCTATAACGTTCAATTAAGTTAATTGTTGGAAGTGTATTGTTAATAATAATATCAGTAGGCTGTTGATAAAACAACCTTGTACCGTTAGTGGCCGCTAGATGGACTACAATATCACAGTCCGGCATTTTGCTAGTGACATTGTTGTTGCTTAGATCGTCAACTTCGCCATTCTTTCTATCATAAGAATATACCTCATAGGTGTCTTTTACATAGTTGTAATAATGACTTCCTATGAATCCTTTATGACCTGTTAGAACTTTTCTTTCCATCCTTTGTTTAACTCTCTTATATGTTTAAACCAATTCTGGTTAATGCCTTTTTGATCAAGTGTTTCAATAAGGAAGTCTAAATCTTTAGGTAAGCACTTACCGCCAAATCCTCGTGTACCGTCATGCCCCGGAACTTCCATGTAAGTTTGATCTTGTTGTACATCCATGTACATGTCTAGTATTTTGTTATAGTCTGCGCCAACGTCTTCTGATAAATCATAAAATACGTTAGCAAATGCAATACGCATTACTGCAAAGTTATTTGAAAACATTTTTATAAGCTCTGCTTCTTTTGTAGAGCAAGTTTTAATTTCGTCATCTAATAACCACTGTGGTAAATCTTTACTATCACAACCTACAACTAACGGACGCTTAAAGCAATCTGTGTCCCAATATCGTTCACGTAAAAATTCTGGTATGTAAATTATACTACCAACACATGCTTGAATACGTTCACTTGCGCCTAACGGTAATGTACTACGAATCACGAATGTTGCAGAAGGATTAAATTCTTGTATTTCAGCTATCTCAGAAATAACAGTATTAATATCTGTTTGTGTTTCAGTTGGTATGCATACAAATATTGTATCGCATTCTTTTAAAATTATTTTTTCTGTATCGAATGTTATGTCATGCACAACAGTTCTTGCATCACGAAGCAAACCCTTGTGTGTAGCTTTACCTACATATCCATATCCTAATATTCCAAATTTCATTGTTTCCTCTTTGGTAGTTTGCTATCTGCACTACTCATACAGCTCGGAGTTATACATGCTTTCGGTTGTTTAAATATTTCAAACCCGTCTGTTGTAGTGCCTAGTAGTTCATCATGACAACTATGACTACGCCTTACTTCTGTATCTCGTATAATAATACCTTGATAGCCTGCATTGCAAGACCACCCTTGAAATTTATTAAAGCCAAACGCATTAAACCGTTCTGCTTGATCTACTTCGTACTCTACTCCTTGAGCTGTTTTGAGTAAGACTTGGGCAACCGTTTCTCCTTCCCAGTGTTGTGGGAAACCTTGTCGCATTGTTGTGATTTGGTCTTCAGTGTATCCATGTACCACGTGGGAGGCGGTTGGATCGGACTGGGGCTTGAGAGTGACGTTAATACCTCTGGCGGCAAATCGCTCAAGCCTTTCGTAAAGATCTTCAAACATTTGCGGAACCATAACTTGATTGATTGTAACAAAAACTCCTCCTTCCATAAGTTGTAAACATGTATCGCCGAATTTTTGTTCATCTGCAAACTCTGCATGAAAACTTGCTGTAACACTTCGACGTTGTAAACTTTTTGTACTACGTATGTACTTATCCCACCAAATAGGTCCAGGGGATAGGTTTGTGGTCATATGTATGCTTTGATATTCAGCTTTGTCATCGTTACAGTAATGTTCAACCAACGGCATAAACTGTTTATTTGCTGTAGGTTCACCGCCTGAAAAACTAAAATGGAAGTCTGTAAAGTTATTAGCACGAGCTTGTGCTTTGATACTATCCATGGTGTTTAAGTATAATTCTGTAGGTTTGGTATCAGGGACACTAGATCTTGCGTGAGGCCAGCAATAACTGCACGAATAATTACAATATCTAGTGGTAATCCAAGAGACTGTGAAAAGATGGCTCTCTAGGAGAGTTTTCTGGCCAAACTCAGTAATATCTTGCCATGGTATTTGATCGTAATTATTGCTCATACAATGCTCCTGAACAATTTTTTACACACGTAATACACTTGTTTTCTCCTATCCAATATGATTCTAACTTTTCCCACATGCTTTGATTTGCAAGTGTATCATCTATATTAGCATTATTTAAATTTGGTACGCCTACATCTGTCATTATCATTTGACTGTTTTCAACTGTTAGGTCACGTAATTTTTGTAGCACCATATTTCCGTTAATTGGTTCTTCAATCCAATCGCTCCCTATCCAACAGCACGGTAATAGATTACCATAGGGATCAACATATAATTCATTCTTAGTAACGCACTGTGGTTCTATTGTTGATTTATCTATTAATTGTTGTATAGCATCTGGTGATAAAAACTTTTCAATATCATCTTTAAATCCGTTGTTCCATTCTGGCAAGGTTGCTTGATGTAAATCGTATGCATGACTTCCATCTTTATTTTGTACGGGGAAGCCTCCTAAGTTATAAAACCTTTTTGTAGATTTAAAGTTTACTTCAGTAACACCTAAGTCTAATAGATATTTTTCTAATTCTTTTGTTTCGTGTTCGTTATGTGCAAACACTAAACTGTCTACTCTTGCATCTCCGCCCGCATCAACAAATGCTTTAATACTTTCAATTACTTTTTCAAATTTAGTATGACGTCTATATAATTCATGCTTACCAGCAAACCCGTCTACAGCAAATATAACTTGTCCATTAGGATTAATAATTTTTGCAAGTGCTTGCCACCAATCTTTAGTTCGCAAACTACCATTAGTGTGTAATGCTAATCTTGCTGTAGGATTGCACCGTCTTACATAAGTGTAAATTTCTAAACAGTCTTTAGCAAAAGCAGGATCGCCATAGTTGCCGCAACTATAAAAATTGTTTAGTTTAGATAAAAACTTAGGTGTAAACCATTGTACAAATTGATCAATGCTTATGTCAGCATTTTTAATAAACGGTCTATCTGCGCCGCCATTAATGTTTCTAGCACACATAGGACAAGCCGCTTGACATTTATCTGTAAGCTCAATATGTAATGCTGTTATGCTGTCTAAGTATTCCCTAATCATAACTATTTTGGAATTGTTCCTCTAGCCAATCAAAGTCGTTAATAAGTGCAAGAACTTCGGGCTTGTTTTTATTTTCTTTTCCAAACACAGTGCCTTGTTCAGCGCCACGTTTTGCTTCTTCTCTAAATGATGCATCTGGTATAGGATGCAGCCATGCTTGCAATCTATCTTCTGTTTCATCATCAATTTGTCCAGTAATACTTTTACTTGCTAGTTTAGTACATTCTCTAAATGCACTTTTCCAAGTATTATATGCATCAGTATTAAACACTGTATAATTACTTATTTGGTCTACAACTTTAAATCTATCACTAATACTAGTAGTCATGTCAGTTGTGTTAACATCTACGTTTTCTGTAAGTAGTCTTGGTAATAGTTTTACACCACCGTTACCGTACTGTAATCCATTAACAGGATTTATACTTCTCCATACATGTACAGTTGTTTCGTCCCACACAGGCACTTGGTAATCAAATTTAAAATCATCGCACATATCAGCATCACCGTCTACTACAAAAAACATTCTAGTCGATGATAATTCAGCGGCTTTTTTGTGTGCTTGATGTATTCCTTTAACATCTCTTACCCAACGTAAACTTATTCTTGGATCTTCTTGTCTAATTTTATCTTGTAGTTTTTGAAAGTGTTTGTCAGCATTAGGTTCTTTATAGCTGATAAAAACAACATCATAAGGCAACGGTTTTGATATAACGTGTTTGTGTTCTTTTCTTGTTACAACATACCTACTGTTAAATTCACGTCTACCTAATGTATGCTTAGTAGTTGTTAACACAACACCGTTATGGTATGTTTCCTCGCCTTTAAATAAATGCTGATACACATGATGCATTTCTCTGTCAGCATCATATCTACCATCTGTGGGATTGTAGTACAAGTCAAAAATTGTTTTATTTGTAATGTCAACATTATCCCATACTAGCCAAAACAACGGACTAGTTTCTTTTATAAGTATTTTCTCATACTGTTCGTAAGAGCCAACAACATACCTTGGATATCTATACCTACTAACAACTACATCAACTTCTTTTCTGTTGATTAAAAATCTATGTTCTACTTCTCTTTTAGACAAAGGCTTGTTAACAGATGCAAGTACAACGCCACCGTGATAACTTTCTTCATCGTTACATGCATTTTTGTATACATGGTTTTCATTTCTATCATAACTGTTATGATGACTAAAGTATGACGCCAGTATGACACTTTTGGTTAGTTCTACGTTCTTCCATATGCACCAAAACATATTGGTATTACACTTTTCAAGTGCATTTTCATAATCTTCATAAGAATCTATGTAAAAAACGTCATACCTAGTTGGCATACTTGCTACTATATCAACTTCTTTTTTGTTTACAAAAAATCTGTGTTTTATTTCTTTTGTTGATATGTGTATATCTCTTGGAACTAAACATATGCCGTCAAAGTACGTATCATTTAAAAATGTATGTACATACTTCTTATCCCATTCAGCTACTTCGTAATCAAATGTAAAACTGTCTTGTACATCTACATCGTCCCAAACAACATAAAACATGTCGCTTAGAGCTTTACGTTGTGCTTGTTCAAAACTAGTTGCAAATTTAGCCGTGGGGTATTTCGTACATAATGTCTTGTACTGAGACTGGTTATTCTTTGGTGATACAAATATTATATCATACATCTTGTTATTATACTACTTTTTTATGGTTTAGTCAAGAAATATTCTTCAGTTGATTTTAGAATATTCTCAGTTATTTGATGTTTAAAATTAATGCTATTGTACACTTGTGCGTTCTTTTTTAGTATAGGTTGCCAACTTTTAAGCAACTTATAACGCTCTGTACGCTCTAAATGTACCCAGTACTGTATAGTGTCGTGGAATATATTAAAACGCATTGTAGGGTCTTGTACGCTGTCGTAGACGGTATTTAATCCTGGTAAACGCAAGTTAATACCTATGCTATCAAAGTAGTCTAGTATTCCAGGTTGCCCTAATACCATACAAGGATGTCCAATAGCAATTGACCTAAATGTCTTTTCTGTTATAAACAATCCAGGTTCCTTAAAATGAGACTCAGTAATTATTGACAGCAGACTATTTTCATATATGTCTCTATTACATATATTTCCTAAAACATGATCTATAGGACTTTGAACATCAACATAGTGTCCTAACCCTGAAACTAAATTACCTTTTACAAGATTTTTTTCTTCTAACCATAACACATGTTTGTTTCTGTGTTCTTTAGGTGCTCTATTAAGACTATTAAACAGAGCAATAGTACTCCAATTACGCAACACTTTATCAATTACAAGGTCATCTTCTTTATATGCTGTTTTGGCATCCCATTCTATGCCAGCCTGTATTTCTAACTTAGGATAAACGTTTGCATCTTTACACCATTGTTGATATTCTTCATTTAATTTTAAATTACCACTTACAACTACCACACTGCCATTTGGCAAACTTCTTTGTTCCATATCATGATGTAGAGCTTTGAATGCATTCCAATGGGCTGTAATAAACGAATCGCCTTCCACAATACTAATAATTGCAATTCTGCATATTCCATGTTGTACACTCTGTATTACCTTTATAGGAATATTTAATAGTGTATTAAAGGAGTCAGGATTTCGTACATCACCTGTCCATTGAAAGGCATACTTAGAAACTTCTATAGGAAAAATACACTGTGACTCTGTTCCGGGATCTCCAAATGCAACTCCTACGTCAGTAGTTTTGTGTCTTAAAATAAATTGTTTAAACGGCCGTACTTCTTTTATTTGAGGCACATGATCTAAATTCAGTCTATCACTATTAGAAAATTGAAACTTCATTCCATGCCTCTTGTAAGTATGACACCGTTGTTACCACTGTGTACTATTTTGTAGCCGTGTATAACCAAATAAGGAATAACTGGTCCATTCTTACCAAAGTACACGCCTGACGATTTATCAAATGGAGTATCATCACAAATTATAATACTTTGTTCATCCATACAAGACATACAGTTTATCATTTGTTCTAAATGTTCACGCTGACAATCAAAGTTTGTCATGTCAACACCTCTATCATTGTACTCGTCTATCATTTGCTGTTCAACAGGACGTATACTATTCATAGTACTAATCCAATCGTAATTGTCAAGATACAATACACTAATTTTTTTACTGTTGTTTTTTGCCCATTTAGATCCTGCACTAGTAACAATAAAATTAGTATTTTTTAAATGCGTTAACGTAGACGATGCATAGTTTGTAACATCTACAGAGTAAAAATCTTTGTTAAGTTGTTGTGCTATAGTATCAAACCATGCTGTGCTACCTTCGCCACGTTCACTTCCTATTTCAACTATAATGGAATCTGAAGAGGTTAGTTTGTCTATAAATGGTTTTGCATAAAGATGAAAGTTTGCCATGCTACCTCACATAAATTGAGATCTGCGTGGTTCCTTTTCCCATGTTCCGTTGCTAGTATAATAAAATAATATTAAATTATCCCTTGACGTATCATCAGGCGTTTGTAGTTGGTTAGGAAACCCATGCACAAGATCTGTATCATATTTCCAAAATGCAAGTCTATTAGGCTTAGGTGCTAATCTATGCATACATTTTGTTTTTTCGTTATCCCAGAATTCTAAATCTCCGCCCCAAGATTCGTCCCAGCAGTTGTTTAAGTAAAGTATTAAATTTACTTGTCTGTTTAGTTTAATTTGGTCATTCCAATTAAAGTCTGTATGCAAGTCTAACTTAGATCCGCTTTTTATTCTGCATAGTCCTCCACCACGCAAATGCGGGTCAGGCACAAGATGTGGTACCCCTACTTGTTCTTGTAACCAGTTAATTGTTTTACTTGAATTAAGAGTATTTTGTAGTGTTTCTAATAGTGGTGCATTTACAGGATTTCTGCATTCTGTCCTACTACTAGATTCATTTTCAAATGTGTTATAATTTGCATCCGGAATATCAGCAATTTGTTTAACTATTGCTTCATAAATATTCTGCGGTAAGAAGTTATCTACAACATAAATGTCTGTAGGATCGCTACTAACTTTTCTTGGTGTAATATCTAAACTATTAAAGTGTTGATAAATTTCATTATGCATTTTGTTTCTCTACAAGTTTACGAAAGTTGTACTCGGTAATTTCTTTTATACCTTCTAGTACATCTGCATACTCTTGTGGAGGAAGATTGCAAATGCGAGTAATTTCGTCTACAATCATATTTATCCGTTTTTCGTTGTCTGTCTCTACATCATACGATTCATCTATATACGGATTAAAAGTTTTAAAACCCAATGCCCTAAAGTCTACAAGCATACGGGGCGTACTAAATGCAATAAATGGTTTCTTACATGCTACAGATTTATATGTCTTTTCTGTAATACTTGTAGGTGCATAATTTCTATCATATGTATTTTGATTAGTATAATACGTTTGATCAAAATGTGTCTCAATAGCAATATGAAAATCTGCTGATAATATTGCGTCATATGTTACATTTGACCATTTGTTTAACACACTAGTATTTGCATCTAATTCATGTGGACACTCTTTAAGCCAACGATATGCTTCTTTACTTGTTGATACAGAACGCTTTTCTAAATCTTCTACTATTTGTTTTGCTTTAAAAACCTTTGGAGGATTTTGGTATGGCCATATGTTAAAGAAACTGTATTTGAAATGTTCTTGTAGAACACCGCTATCAAGTAGTTTTACATATAGCATTGCTCGCCAGTCTCTGTAATTACGGCTAAGACTACTAAATTTATGTGTTATTTCTGCTTCATGAGATTCTGGTATAGTAACTTCTTTTAACAAATAATTATCAACTACAATATTACAATCTCTACCATATTTTGCAAGGTATGATTGTAAAAATTGTTTGTGATTTTCGTCCATTACAATAACTTGAATGTCATCGAATCCTAAACTGTATTCAACTAAAGTATTTTTTAGATCTTCTGCAAAGTCAATACTAAATGTTTCACTATCGTTTTCATGTACTAAGTGAACATCTTTAAAACGCTTTATATGATTCCAATTTGGTTCATTTAATGCATTTAACAAAGGCACACCTTCCATCAATGAATCATAAGGATGATGGTAGTATAAAACTTCTTTACTTTCAAGATCTACTGTACTTAGGTCTTCTACATCGCTGAATGCTAAGTCATGTGACCATTTCTTGCCTGTTTTACTGTGTACGCTCATCAACTTTATCCTTTATCCATGCATAGGTATGTTTAAGTCCATACTCTAAATCTTCACTAGGGCGCCATCCAAGTAATTCTTCAATAAGATTGTTATGACTAGTTCTACCCATCACGCCAATTGGACCATCTACATTGTTAATTTCTAAAGTATTCTTACCGGCAATTTGTCCTATAAGTTGTGCTAGGTCATTGATAGAAATCATTCTTTCGCTACCAAGGTTCACTGGTTGATCAATATTACTTGCCATAATTTTTTGTAAGCCTGTAATACATTCTTCTATATACAAGAAACTTCTAGTTTGATTTCCTGGTCCCCATATATCTACAGTACCATCGCTTTCAGCAACTTTACGACACAGTGCCGCTGGTGCTTTCTCTTTGCCATCTTCCCAACTTCCAAGTGGGCCAAAAACATTGTGTAGTCTTACAACCTTTGCATCAATGTCATAGTTTTTCTTGTGTGTTAGATATAGTCTTTCACTAAACAATTTTTCCCATCCGTATTCTGTATCAGGCTCTGCTGGATATGCACTAGACTCTTCACAATAAGGATTGTCAGGATCTAACTGATTACGTTCAGGATAAATGCATGCACTACTTGTATAAAGGATTTTCTTTATGCCCTTTTTAGTTGCTTCGTGTAATACATTTAAATTTATCAATGCACTGTTATGCATAATATCACTATCATGATCGCCAATGCCAATATATCCTGTTCCGCCCATATCTGCCGCAAGTTGGTACACTTCATCTAAATCAGATTTTACACAACCAGCAACAAAGTCTGGGTTACGTAAATCTACTTGAAAAAATTCTTGTGCGTTTGTAGGTTCAAAAGCAGGTTGTTTTATATCTGCACCTATTACATAATGCCCTTGTTCAACTAGTGTGTTAACTAGATGATGTCCTATGAAGCCGCCTGCTCCACATACTAATATTTTCTTTTTAGTTTCCATATTGCTCCTTAAAATGTTCTAGTTCTTGATGCTTCATTGTATCAAAATGATTGCAATTATAATCAAGAATAGATTTTACATCTTTTGTTAATTGTATTTTTTGCTCTTGTGACCAATTAGATATTTCATTAATTAGTTTAAAGATAGTTATCATTCTTTTACTATCTTCTTGGTTATCATAAGATTCGTCCCAAAAGTCACTAAATGTTTTAAACCCTAAATCTTTAAGATGTCTTAAAGAACCTTTTGCACCTATCATTATAAAAGGTTGTTTAAATGCAATAGGCTTAAATGTTTTTTCAGTCAAGTGTATTTCTGGACTGTAAAAATAAGTTTCTTGAATAATATTTATAAGTGAATTTTGGTAGTAATGTTCGGTGCTGAATTGTGTTTCTTCCATAGGATAAGAACTAAAATTAGTTGTATCTAATATAAGTGGTAAACTGTGTTTTGCCGCTACTGTTTCTTCTTGTGTAATTTTAAGTTCTGGTCTTCTATTTGCTAGGTGTGTTATGTTGCTTTCAAATGATTGCCCACTTTCTGGCTGTGTTGCATCCATGCTCATATAAAACTTGTCTAACATATTACTACGATGCATTTCCATATAAAATGCAAGTCGTTGATCATTATACCGTCTTTGAAAACATAAGAAGTCTTTTTCTCTTGGACCGCATACGTATTCTGTTGTAACGTATTTTTTTGTTACTTCTTCTAAATTTGTTCTATCATATCTAAATGTAGGAAAATGTTCTACATTAAGTTTAGTCTGTACATTTCTTTTATTACAATAGTTGTTGTATATCTCAGATACATTATGACAGTTAGTAACATAAATTACTCTGTCTAACGGTATGTTATAATGTGTAAAGAACCTTGACATTTCATCAAATAATTGATCGTGTGCCCATCCTTCAAATAAAATTGTAACTAAAAAATAACCATTGTTTGCAAGTAGATAATCTATGTCTTCTTGAGTAAATGCTTGATTGGAAAATGGACCGTCATTAATACTAAACAGTTTCCGCCAGTTCCTATAATGATAGGGTGAAAAATTAAGTTCGTATAAAAACTTACCTTTGGGTATCTTATGGCAACTTACAATATTTGCATCATCGCCAAACCTTGTATGAAAATGAGGTTCTTGTAATAAGTCTCGTGGCGGGCGATGTTCGCTATTTAAAGCCCAAGATAGATCTGCTATTGTAGGTATTCTGTTATTAGTTATTGGTCCGTTTGGTCCAATCCATTGATATGCAAAGTTTAATTTTTTAGACATTGCTACAGTCCTTGTAAAAATGTTCTAACTCAGGAAAAGTTTCAACTAAGTTTGTACCTCTACGTTTATCATACTCACTAAACCAAGAATAGAAGTTACGCATGCCGTGTATAACTTTATCTTGATCATAATTAGTATTTTTCATATAGTCTATTACACGTCTAAATCTTTCAAATTCAAGAGAACTAAATTTTGTTCTATCTTTATCATCTGTATTTTCTTCTATAAACTTTAGATGTTTTTCCATGTAAGGTAAAAATTCATCCTTAGGCAAAATATTCATATCAAATTGCAAAGGCTCTTTAAGATAAGGTGTGTCAAATCTTACACGTTGCCATTGTGTTTCGTTTGCGTCAGTGTTATACTTTGTACGCCATTCTAATATTTTTTCTAACAAAGAACTAAAACTTGTAACTACAAATAAATTAAATGTAACCATAAATGTTACAGGCCAACCTGTTGCTGTAAGATAGTAATCTAAGTTACGTTCCCATAGTTCAACATCTAAACCTGTACGTGTATATTCTGCACGTTTACCCCAAGTGTCAATACTTGTGTATAATTTAAAACTATTGATGCAACCTTTTTCTTTTAGATCTTTTACACGCTCTACTAGCCTGTATACCATTGCAGGCTTAACGCCCATGTTACTATTAAGTTCAATATTAAGGTGTGGCTTAGGATTTTGCTCTAGTTCGTCAAACAGCCGCCATGTGCTTTTATGCATTAATGGTTCGCCGCCAGTTACACGCAAAATGTTTAGTGTCTTGCTTACTTCAGGCCACCATTTCCACCATGCGTCTACATAAGGGTTAGTATCTTCTTCATATAATTCAAACCAGTCAATATCATTACGGTGTTCTGTACTATTACTATATGGTCCGTTTTGTTTTATTTCGCTGTAGTATCTACTACTAAATTTAGGATGACAGTAACCGCATTTAAAATTACATTCATTACTAAAGTTAACTTCAATGTATTCAGGATTTATATCGTAATCCCAAGGATTATTTTTTATTTCTTCAATGCGTTCTGGTGTATAAATGCTGGTTGTCTTTATATGTCTGTCACTAACATAGTCTTTGCCCATACACTCAATATTCCAACAGTACTGACAGCCTGCTGGCTTTTGGCCGTTAAGCATAGCAAGTCGTTCTTGTTTCTTTTGTGGAGTATTATGTAGTTGACTAGGATTTTGTTCAAGGCCTTCTAACGGAATCTTGTGGGGAGCAGGATGATAACAACTATGTGTTTCGCCAGTTTGTAAATAGATTGTTACATGATGCCATTTAGCCAAACAAAAAGTAGGTGAAGTCTCTTTTTCAACACCCGGCATTATTTCCTTAATCCTAATTAATTCGGTGTTCATCTCTTTTTAATAATCCTTGGAGTATTGTGGTAAACACTTTTAAAGAACTTGCTTCCTAATGCGTCTATATCAGCAATTTCTAAGTTTAATTCTGATCGTATAAGGTTGCCATATCTAAATAGTTCAGAGCTAACATCTAAATCAGCAACTTTTTCATCTTTCCAGTAACTAGTTAGGTATTTAAAGTCACGTACATTTGTGTAATCCCAATCTGTACACATAGTCATATAGCAACCCATCCTTGCTCCTAACATACTCCAGTTACCATTTTCTACATCGGCACCAATGCTACACCAAATGCGTAATCTGTCTAAATTTTGCCACCAAATGTTTTGTATGTCAACGTGTTTTGCCCCTTCATTTAGGCTCATTTTAACACCTTCACGAAAACCTGCTCTCCATGCCTGAAATGGGGTAGCGTTTGTGTAACTTGTACTGTAGTTGTCATTAAATTGGTAATATTTTTCATCAAAACAGAATTCCACTAGGCCTGCGGTATCATCAGAATCGCTGTTTTCATGTGTTTTCATGTTATGAACAAATTTACGTGTCCATAATTTTAGTCCGCCATTGCCGTACATCAGTCCATTTACATGAACATTGCCGCACCAACTAAAAACGTGGTCAGGTGTGACTCCTAATTTTTCAATATCAATTTCTTGTTGTAAGAATTCAGTGTCAATGATGTTATCGCCATCAACAGTAACAAAATATTCTGTTTCACTAAGATCTGCGCATGCTTTATGTGCGGCATCTGACCCATCTACACCGTGTACACGTTTTGCCCATGGTAATTTGTTACATAAATCAGCATAATTTTTTTCTGCATTGGGTTCATCGTAGGACAAAAAGATAATGTCCTGGTCAATAATTTTAATTTTATCCATCTACAACCTCGCACGAATACTTTTGGAACTTCCTATTAGTATATACACTAAAATTGTCAAAATCATACTGACTCTGGCTATCAATAATTATAGGTTCGTCTAACAACAGTTCTACAGTTGTTGTAAAATATTCGTACAAGATATTAGGATTATTTTTTTGAGTAATGCTAAACTGTAATCTTTGGTTAATAAGTTCTTTCTTTGTCGATAAATCTTTTTTAGCTGTGTCCGACAGTGTTATTTTCCATTTATTTGTAGATTTTATATATTGCACAAAAATTTGTGCATTGTTTTGCTGTTCAATTTTATAAACATTGTCGTTTACATCTGATTCTATTTTTTTGTACTTGTCTACAATAACATATGCTGACGTTTTTATGTCATAGATTACTTTGTGTCTTGTAATACTTTTTTCACCATTGATATACGGTCTAATATCATCTATATCTGCTACAAAGGAATTTTCTATATCTTGTTCTACATTTGAGATAGACAAAATATTGCCTGTATTCTTATCAAAATATACTTTGTATACTATTTCGTATTTGGGCGTTTCTAAAACAATCATAAATTTACCCTTTTTTCTAGCACTTGCACAATATCATCTGTTAAAAAGTCATCTTCTGTGTAATGAAATATACCAGATTGTTTATAGTTACCTATGTACAGTTCAGCATCATCAGTAAAATATGTGCCAACTTTAGTTTGCCAACTTTCTCTAAGGTCATTCCACCCTTGTATATTTGCTTTCATGTGTGTAAAACTAGGAACTGATACATTTTCATTAGTAACTTTTGATTTGCAATCAAGTATATCTACAGTCATTGCCGCTGTAAGGTCCATACTTGCAAAATTTTGTATTTGTTTTTCGCCACCTAGTTTGTAAAATTCTTTCCAGTTATTTGTAATAGTATCTAACCAGGTGTAAAACTCTAGTGCAAAGTCGCTTTTCTTAAAATAATGTAACCCCATATAAGTGTTGGGCAAGTTGTGCTTGGCAAAATTCTTTCTATAGAACGTATCTGTAATTTTGTTTCCTCTGTAATCAAATACTGTTGATGTTAGAAACATGTCATACTGTTGTAAATAATCATACCAAGATGTAATATCTTCAAGTACAAGCATATCTGTATCTAACACTATTGCATCTTCATAGGGTGAAATAAAATACGTTTTCCATCTATTGTGTATTTTCCAATCATACTTGTTTGCTAAGTCTCCCCAAGGTATTTTGATTATGAGATCAAACAAGCCTTTATACTTTGCAGGTACTTTGTCATCAGTGAGTATACTAATTTTGCTGTTTGGAGTAGTTGCATGTATACTCATAGCAAGAGCACACGCCTGTTTTACATAATCTACTTCTAATGTATTTTGGGCAACAAGAATAAAATTAGGCACTTAAATTATCCTCCAAAGTATACTTGTTCATTACATGCACACTGTTGCCTTGAATTTGACAAGGGCTAAAATTGTCTAGCGAGTCTTTACATTGTAGCAGAAAGATAAACTTATCTCCGTCTATAGAATGTAATATATCTCTGTCTGCTGTAAAGAATAATCTACCGGGCATTTTTTTTGCAAAGTTGCCTTGTTTAAATCCGTTCATTATATGAATTGCAATACTAAATGCAAAGTCGTTGCGATATGTTGTTGATTGAATATTATATACTTTCCTGTAGTGTGTATAGTATTCTTGTATATGTTTTATTAAATCAAAAAAGCGTTTGTTTAATTCTGTCTTTCTAAAGAACACGCAAGTTGCCCAATAAAAATCTACACTTGTTTCGCTTATGGTACTAAATTCACCAGTATCTCTATTGCCGGCGATATCTATAGCGTCTTTGTATAATAAAAAATCGTATGTACTAGTAAAACAATTTTTGAATACATCATCTGCTATAACATAGTCACTGTCTAACATTAGTGTTTCATCATACGGACTAAGCTCGTATGCTAGGCAACGATTGTCATTTTTAAATTCTAAAACACTGTGAGTTTTTGCTCCATTGTAATATTGCTTTTTAGTTGACGCTGTTGGTATTTCATTAATGATAATTTTATCAAACCAATCTTTATATCTGTCACCAATACTTTCTTTATCAGTTACAATACTAACTGGCAAGTTAAGATATTCTTTTGCTCTACCAGCAAGAAATGCCGCTTGTTTTACGTAATCTATTTCAGCATTATTGTGTGCAAAAACAAGAATACCTTTAGTCATTAAATATGCCTGCAACTGAACGTTGTTTTTTTAATTTGTTATATTCATTGAAGTATTTGTTAGATGCTGTTGCATATGTGTTTACTAGATTTTTTGTAAACACAGGTAAATCTTCTATTAAAGAAGGAAGTCCATTATCGTCTATTAGAACAATTTGATCTTGCTCTAATGATATTAAACTTTGACAAAAACTAATTAGTTCTTTACTAGATGTAAATTGGCACCCATTTTCGTAATGAATTAGTCCAGCATCATATTGCTGTTGTAGTATCTTTTTTTGCTGATTAATTGTGTCAAGCAAGTTACTTGCTTCAAGTGCTTTTGCTAGTTTTTCGTCCATACAACATCTCCAAAGGTATAATAGTAATTATACACTCGTATAGGTCAAATGTCAAGAAAAAGATAAGTTATTCTAATGTTGTAATTGTAGTAGCTGTTGGGGAAGGTATTCCTAAAATTGAATCAACACGTTCACTAACTGTACTTGTGATGTCATTAGTAACATATTCGTCTACACTACTATACTGACCGCCTGATTCAAAATCATTATCTTGTAATTCTATTCTAAATCTCATTGTGCTAGGCGTTGATGCACTGCCAGCGGCTGTTTGCCATGCCTCAATCTGATATTTAATATCAGCATATATACCAGAGCCATTTTTAGTAAAAAGTATAACACGTTGAGAAGAACTAGTTAAATTCCAATCTGCATAATAGTTTCCTATTGTAGGACTGCCAGTACCTGGTGATGATCCATTTGCTACTGTAGAATTTTTACCAAATGTAATTGTTCCCATAGTGTCTAATATAGAACGCCAAAAATCGTTTTTAGAATTAGCAACAACACCACCTGCTAAACTAGCATCAAATTTAAGTTCGCCGCCTGCGTTAAAGAAGTATCTTCTTTGGTCAGCGTTTGTCCAAGTAATTTCAACTTCATGAGTAATTTTAGCTCCAGGGGCTGCTGGATCTTCTCCGCCCCAGTTAGAAGTTCTTGTGCTAGTAGATTTTGCTGTAGTTGAAAAGTTATCAGGATCGTGTACATTTATATTTGCAACTATTTCGTCAGCAGCTGATTCAAAATCTAAATAGCCGCCTCCAAGGTCTTCTTCTGCATTTGTACTTGTAGGTGCTACTCTAGCAGTACCTGTACCAGTTCCTGGCCCTGATGCTGTAAATTTTATTCCTGCTTCGTTAGCAGAAGCACCTATTAATGTAAAATTACTATCGCCAGTGTCAATAATCACATACTCTCTTGATGCAACAAGTGCAAAAATAGCGATTGGTGTTTCGTCACCTATATCAGCGGCAGCTGCACCAACATCGTCACCTTCAATAATTGATTCAAGACCATCTGCGTTGGTCCATGTTACTGGGTTTGCTTGGTGTTTTCTTGCTTTGAATAAGTCAGTGTATAAGTCTGCCATGTCTTGTGCGGCAATAATATCACCTGATGATTTTGTAGAACTTGCTAATGCACGACCGTAACCGTTTTGAGCGCCATCTCCGACACCTAAAACATCTTGTATTTTACCTTGGATTGTATTATAATTTGCCGCGGTAACATTTGTTCCAATTACAGCCATTCGTGTTTCCTCTTAATGTACTGTACTTATAGATTTGAATTAACTGTTAACGCCGGTTTAGGTATTTCTAACGCTCCACTAGCATAAACAAATGAAACTGTGCTTTCAGTTACACCAGTAACGTCTTCATCTTCTGGACCTGATGAACTGGCTCCGCCTGCATCGTCGCCTATATCATTATCTATGAGTACAATATTAAATCTTAAACTATTAGACGCTGTTTCCCAAGCATCAATATAATATTCGTTTTCAGCATACAAGCCAGCACCGCTTTTTGTAAAAATTCTTACTGGACTTGACGAACTTGATCCTGACCAATCATAGTAATTACCAATTGCTGTGCCTGTACCAGGATTAGTACCATCTGATGCTGTTATACCTTTACTAAATCTTACAGTACCCATTGTACCTAACATTGTTTGCCATATTTCATCTTTAGTAGCAGGTGGTGTTGTTGTAACGTCTCCAGGCACACTTGTTCCGCCTGTTAGGTTAGAATCAAACTTAATTGTTCCACCAGTATTAAAAAAGTATCTTCTTTCATCAGCGTTTTGCCAAGTAACTGTTACAGTATGATTAATACTGCCGTTCCAACTTGACTGCCTTGTGTTTGTATCTTCTATAGTTGTACTAAACTGTGATGCATCAAATACATCTTTATCAGTTAAAATATCCTGTGCCGCAGCTTCAAAGTCTGCAAAACCTTCTGCTTGATCTGCTGTTGCATCTGCACTTGTTCCACCTGGTCCAATATCTGCTGCATACACACCAACTAATTCGCCTATTGACGGAACTGCAAGTCCGTCTGCATTTGACCATGTTGGAGGATTGCCTTTTTGATGCGTTCTTGTTTTAACTAAATCGTTAAAAAGTTTCTGCATATCAGCAGCATATATCACATCGTTATCAGCCTTGGATTCACTCTCAAGCGTTCTACCGTATCCGTTTTGGGCGCCGTCGCCAACTCCTAATACATTGTTTATAGAACTTCTAATCGCATTGTATACGGACGAGTTAACTAAGTCTGTTACAGCCGGCATGTGTTTTCTCCTAAAGTTTTAATATGCACTCTACTAATTTTTCTTCTTCGTCTAAGTTGCTTTCAAGTGCTATACCAACTAAAGGATTACCGTCGAATTTTATACTTGCACAACCTTCAGCATCTACGTAAACTTTATCACCTTTACGTACTTCGCCTATACATCTTACAGGAACACGTCCTTCAAGTGCTATTGCTTGACCATCTGCTTCTGCATTCATTAAGTATGCTGGCTTTTCAGATATAACACCTACTGGATAACTATCTAGCAAACATGGTGCAATTTCATATTCACCTGCTCTGCTTACATACATAACTGTTCCTACAGGATGATCTTTTTCTACTGTGTATTTTTCTGCCAAGTCAGCAAATTGTGCTTGTGTTGCTGTACCTTGGAATATGTCTGCAACTAATTTTGTATTAGAACCGTCTTGTTCTCTTATTGCAATAGTTCCGCCTACATTTGATGCTGTAGCATACGTGTAAGAAGTACCTGAATTACCAATTCTTAATTGGTTTGCACTATCTGCAATACCTTTAAATGCTGTTGCATGTACTTCGTCCCAAACATTTCCACTTTCACCTAATTTTAAATCAGTTGATGCAACACCTGGCATTATGCCGCCTGCTGTAATTGCAACAGAGTGTGTAAGTGTACCTGTGGAAGGTGCTTTTAATTCAAAGTCAATTTGATTTGCATTTGCACTTGTATTTTTAATTAATCCAGTTTGGTTGTCCGGACGCATTGTAAAGTAAAAGTTACTATGAGTAACTAATCCTGAACTAAGGTCTAACTGTGATGAAAAAGTAGGTGTTCCGCCTTGTACAAAATCACCTGCACTTAGGCCTCCTAATTTTTCAGCGTTTGTTGCTGTACCATGGAATCTAACTGCTGTACTTGTTACACCCGAAGCTGGCGTGTCTTTTAATGTAACACCTTGTTGTATATCACTAAATCCGCTTATTTCGTTGTCTGCACCTGAGCCTAGCGTAAATGCTACTGGTGATATAACAAACTGTACAGAATCATTTACTGTTGCTGTAATAATACTTCTTGAAACACCTGTTGGACTTGTATTATCAAGTACAGTACGACTAACCATTGCTGTTTGGCCTTCGCCTGCGTCTTGTGGTCCAATTAGGACAAAATTTGAACCATTGTAAACATAAAGTTGTTCGTTAGCACTATCCCACCAAAAATCACCTTCTGCTAATCCTGCTGGTTGAGCACCGGAAACTTCTGCACCGCCTACTGTTCGCCAGTTTTGGTTACCGTCTCTAAACTTCATTCTGTCTGAGCCACTGTCAAACCAAAGTTGACCGCTTAGTGGTTTAGGTGGCTGATTAGCACCTGCAAAGTTTTCTAGCAAGAATAAGAAGTTTTCGTTATGTATTTCTCCATATCCTGCATAATTTTTACCTACAAATTTAATATCTGTAGTTTCGTCAAGAGTACCATCCTCTACTGTTGTTAAAGGGCTCTTATTAAATCTATCTATTTGATACGCCATTTTTTTTGTCCTATATAATCCTGTGTTTACACGTTGTATTTATACTAATTTGCAGTCCATGCCCCATTAGTAATTATAAAGTTTCTTTGCCCTCTTGTAACGCTTAACGTAAATGTAGGAGTTAAAGAGTTAGGTAAACTTATGCCCTGTATTACACTTACTACGCCGCCTGCGGCTGCATTAACATCAACTTCAGTTGTTGTAGTAGGTGTTCCAATATCAATTGGGTCTGTTGATTGTCCTGCATAAGACGTTGTAGCAATTCTTGCTTCTTTGCCATTTGCAAACGTTGTTGCAGGGTACAGACTTTGTAATATTGTAATAATTTCATCATTAATACTAACCATGCCTGTAATATCTAGTGCCATTATTAATGGTTCTGTTTGTACAGTTTGATCAGCATATACTTTATTAACACCATCTCCGTCTGCTGTTGGAGTTAATAAGTTTGTAATTTTGTTACTGTTTAAATCAACATCGCCAGCAACGTTAATTGACAGACCTGAGCCTGCGCCTGGTCTTGTAATTACACCTGCATTGGATATATTTAAACTTGCTGTGCCGCCAGTACCAATGTTAAGTGTTTCAAGTACGCCAAGAGTTCTTATGCTACTGTTAATTACACCAGCGCCAACTGTTGTAGCACTTAGTACATCAGTATTATTAATCTTATAAGTTTTGCTAGATACTAGATCTAAGTGTTCACTACTTGTCCATGCACTTGATAAATTTAACCATTGGAATGTTTTATCAGTAGTACCTTTAAGTGTAATGCCGCCTTGGTCACATGTTAAATTAGTTGGACTATCAACTACAGCCAACTCAATGTTTTTATCTGCTATTTGTAGTGTTTCTGCTTCAGTTACAAAACTGTCGCCCTCTACTGTTAAATTGCCAGTGATACGCACATCGCCCGTAACATCTAAATTGTAAGCAGGATTTGCATTAAATAAACCTATACGTTTTGATGTAGGTTTAATTACTAACGCATTTGTTTGGTCAAGTACATCATTAGCACCACGTACAAGAATATTAAAATCATCGCCTGCTCTAGTATTCCTAATAGTAAAACCGTTATCCATAAACAATCTAGTATCATCGTTTTCACCAATTGATATACCTGCACTTACTCTAACGTCTAATCTTCCTTCTAATACCTGATCAGTATTATTTTTCATTAATTCGGATTCTTTAACTTCTAACCCAGTTTCTGAATTAATTAAGTTTTCTGCAAACTCAGCGGTACCTCTATATTTGAAGTTTGTTCTGTCTATTAAGTTTACACCTTTAAAAATAGTGCCTGTAGCATTATCAGATGTAACTAGTCCTGGTACTAAGTTGTTAGGTATTGGGTTTGGTGTAAAAGTTTCACCTGCTATTACAGCCTGTAATATTTCGTCTACAAAAACTTTTAGTACTGTTTTTGCATTAAGATCTGTATCAAAAATTGTATCTGTAATAACACCACTTTTGCCTTGTAATCTACTAAATGCTGGACCAATTAATGTCCATGTTTCGCCGTCATACAAATAAAATTGTTTTTCTTCTGTGCTAAACCATGTATCGCCTGGTACTGGTCCTGAAGGAAAAGTTTCGCTAATAAAACTACCAGCCGCTGATTGAAAACTAGTGCCATCAAAGACCTTTAATTTGTTTTCGCTTGTATCATACCACAGTTGTCCTTTTAGTGGAGTTACAGGACTATTTGGATTAGCAAAGTTTTCTAGCATCTTTATAAAGTTTTCATTTATAAATTCGCCGTATCCAGAATAGTTTCTACCTACTAAACTTATGTCAGTAGTGTTGTTATCTAATATACCATCTACAAGTTCTGTAAGTAGTGTTCCATCTGTTTTATTTAAATTATAACTCATATCGTTTCCTAAACATTATCGGCAAATATTATGTAGTTTACTGTAGCGAACGGTGGTAACCCATCAATTGCTGTACCTAATTGTTCTGCACCTCTAAATGATCCTTGTCCGTCTGTTCCGCCTTCTTTTATTCCACCGCTTGATGGAATACCGCTAGTTGTTTGTGTGCCTTGGGAAATATTTAACGGTTGGTTAATACTTCCTTGCTCGCCGGGTGGTACAGTATCATCAATAATTGCATAATGCTGTGTACCGCCAGGTGACTTCATGTCGTGTTCGTGTTCTGGTAAGTTTTCTTTCTTAATATCTATAAATTCTGAACCTGCTGTTTTACCTACAGCATCTGCATTAGTATTTGTTGTAGTATTTGCTGGTAAGCCGCCCATGTTATCAGCACCTAATAAAAATCTACCTCTAAAATCTGGTAAAGTAAAGAATGATGCTGACGAATTATCCATATCAACCGGATTTTTAAATTTAAATCCAATAACGTTGTATAATGCTGATGCTTCTGTTTGTCTAATTTCTTTTCCATCACACAAATACCAACCCGGAGGTGCAACTTCGCCTGCAAAAGGTACAATCATTGCTACTGGATTTTTTGGAACACCTTTCAACAAGTTTGTTTGAGATATTCTAAATAATCCGCCTTCGCCTTGTGTTCTGTTAATTAATAATTCGTCTCCTGTTTGAGGAGTAACAACAACACTTTTATCTGATATAAATCTATCACTTAATGTAGTTGTAAATGTTTTTGTAAGATCGCCTGCACCATCAAATGTTATTGGATCTGAACTTACATCACCTGTCATTTCAAACACAGTTTTATTGTTAAGTTTTGCCGCGCTTGATGCTGTACCGTTAATAGTACCTGACACACTTCCGTTAAAGAAACCTTCAAATGTATCTGCTTTAACAGTGCCAAACCCTTCCATATTAGGTTTAGTTAATGCATCTGGGTCAGCAACAACATCGCCACCGATATTTGTTTGACCTTTTACAGTAAGTTTTGCGCCAATTTTAAGATTCTTAGCAACACTTGCACCACCTGATGTTACAATAGTACCTTCAGTTAATGTATCATTAAAACTATCATCTGCATCTTCAATGCCATTAACATCTAAGTTACCTGAAAAACGACCACTACCTGTTACATCTAACGGTACTTGTGGATTTTCTTGATTGATACCAACATTAGTGTCAGACTTAATTCTAATTGCTGTTTGTTCGCCTTGATCATTTTTAACTTTGAAGTCTAAACTAGCACCATTGAAGTTGCTTTTTACAACTCCGCTTTCTCCTGATGCTTCTAATGCTAACTGTGAATTTGCACCTACTTGCACACCTTGGTTATTCTTAACATAAAGTATACCATTTGACGTTGTATCTACATCAGCACGTAAAAAGTTACTAGATGGAATATTATTGTTTCCAATTCTAAGTGCTTCTGCTGATTCTGCTGTGCCGTTATATTTGGCAATAGTACTTGACAATGTTAAATTAGTTAAATTAAATCCTGGCTTAAGAACTGAAAAGCCTCTAATGTTTACTTTAGGTGTAAATTGTGCATTTGTTATAATTGCTATAGGTTGTGCATCTACTTCAATTTTTAATATTCTATAACTTTTGTCATCGGTACCTTGAATTAGTTCTGCTTTTGTACCCGAAGATAATCCTTCACTAAATTCTGGTCCTACAAGTATCCAACTTGAACCGTTGTTCAAATATAATTGCTGATTACTAGTATCTACCCAAAGGTCGCCAATTACGCTGTTTCCAACTTCAGGCTGTGACGCACCTTTTTTGATGCCTCCTGATTCAATCCAATTTGTTCCGTCATATACTTTAAGTGCATCGACGCCAACTGTTGTATCATACCATGTTTGTCCTTCAACAGGATTAGCAGGCGGATTGTTATTTGCAAAGTTTTCTATAATATGCAAAAAGTTGCTTGCAATCGCTTCGCCGTATGCTGTGCTGTTTCTGCCAGGTAGAGATAAACTAGTATCAGTATTGTTTATTTCTCTGTCTTCTACAACAATAGATCCTTTATTTGTAAAATCTGTAAATTGGATTTGATATGCCATTAGCTGTTACCTCCGCTAAGGCTTTGTACTCGAACCGTATAGTCTACTTGGATCAATCTGTTTAGTGACTTTTGTACAGGGTGGAAAATAACATGTGTTAATAATCTACCGTTGCCTATAATACCGTCTGCACTAGCACTTCTTAACCCTAATTCGTCAAATACAAAACTGTTATCTGTATCAGATGCTGTATCAAATGCATCTTGACCATTTGGTTCGCCGTAATCTAGTAAACATGTAATAACAATATCAGTATAATTTGTACCATTTACGTGTCTAGTTTCAATCTTGTTTCTAGTAGGATCTAAATTATCTGTATTTCTATCGTCAACTATCTTTGTAAACGTTTGATTGTACAAACCTGCGTTTGTTCCTGTTGAGTTTGGAGTAAGATATGTTATTACTCCTGTTGTATCTATATTTGTACCGCCGTTGCCGAAGCTCATTACAGCAATAGGCCCTTGTCCTGCATTACCTAAAGATTCTGCAAGAGCAATACTCATATTTTCATAGTGTATGGCGTTCTTTTTGTTAACAAAGACTTCGCCGCTGCTAGGGTCACTTATTTTAATATGCCCCTGTACAAATACACCGTTTTGTTCATTAATTGTGTTTGTCATTTTCTATTCCTACTAGTATATTTATTCGGGTAATTCACTTCTTGCTCCACGTAAGAAACTACCAATGTCGTTTTGAGCATCTTTTAATGGAGTGCCCGGGTCTGTCCACAATTTACCTACTTTTCTAATAACAACTAACTTTTGATCTGCTTTCATTGGACTTGTTAGTGTTAATGTATTGCCATTTACAGTGAACTCTGCTGGTGTATTTACATCACCTTCAGGTGAATCAATTGCAAGTACGGGATCAAATGTAGCTATAGCAGCCTTATTTAACCTCTTTCCTGCAGCAAACACTTCAAACTCATTTACACTATTAGGTGTAAAATCAAGTGTAAATTCAGTTTGTCCTTCGGTTACAGCATCAACTGGTGTCCAAGCTATAGTTTGATCAGTATATGGAATATTTTTCTCTACTCCTGCGCCGTAAACTCTAGATCCTGCACTGTGTATTGATGCAATACCTGTTCCTAATGTGCCTCTACGTAACTGTCTTAAGTCATTGCCTGTTTTTGCAAAGTACTCAATACGTTCGCCGCCAATCCAAATAATGCCTGGTTTATTAGAACGCTTATCTGGCCTTGGTAATCTATCTGCTCCTTCAACAACAACAATTCTAAGATCATTAAATGCTAAATCTTGTGCTAGTTTTACACCATCGTTATTGTCAACACGTTTATAGTGCGTTCTATTAAGAATATCTTTAAACTGTTGCCATGCAATAGTTGGTGTACTAATTGGTGCTGTAAAGTGTATAATATCTATTGTATCATTTTCAGCAGGTTCGTTAACAAGCTCAATTATTTTCATGTTACTCTGTAACTTATAATCTACACTTGGTGATAACATGGAACCGTTTTTAAATAACCAAACATATTCAACACCGCTGGCTGGTTGATTTAACAATACTCTACCACCTGTTAATTGATGGTACGCTGAAAAGTTATCTGATCCAGGCGTTAATGCACTTCTATTAATAACATCATAACTTATGCGGTTAATATCTAATATATCATGATTACTAAATGTGTAAACATTTATAATATCGTCTTCTGCTGGTAAATCCGTAAATGTAACTTGGTTACCAATAACACGATAATCACCATTTCTAAAGTAAACAGTTAGTATATCACCTTGTGACAAAATATTACTTCCTATTGTAATACTACTTTGACCAATGTTAACAGCATAACTATCTTGCTGGTTTAATAATTTACCATTAAGATATATTTCAGTATCAGCAGGACTTAGAGTTGACTCTTGTACTTGGAATGTTTCTAAAGTATATTCTCTTCGTGTTGCATCTGTAATATGGAATACTTTTGAGTAGCCTGGCTTTTTAATAGCACCATTAACTTCTACAATGCTAAAGAACTCTGCAGGTGTTTCGTATATTGCACTAGTTGATAAGTTATATGTAACACTTGAGCCGTCAGCAATAATATTGTCTTTTTGTATTTTACTATAATTAATTTGTGTATTATTAGAGTAAATTTCATAATCTAGTCTTGTGCCTTCTGGAGGCGGTACTGGACTAAACACAAATTCAATAAAGCCTGTATCACTTTTCTTAGCAATCAATTCAGGTCCGTCTGGCTCTTGTCCATCTTTTCTAAGATAAACTGCATAACTATCACTCCATAAAATATTTGTTACATACGAACTTTGTCCTTCTTCTGTAAACAATACTCCAAGATCAATTATATTTTCTCCGTTTATTCCAACTGTAAGTATTGTTAGTACTTGGTCTGTTGTAGGTGCATTATTAAATGTTACTGTAAGGGCTTTGTAATCTAATGTGTACTGTGCTTTATCAACTATTGTATTACCTAGTTTAACAATTACAGCATCGTTACCGTGTGGCGCTAATCCTAGTGGATAAGTTGTAGTTGTGCCATCAGTTAAGTAATTTTGATTATATATTTGTCCCTGACCTTCACCGTTTCTTTCATAAACTGTTATATTAACAGAGTCCATAACTTGACCATTAACTAATTCTTCTGGACCGCCTGTTGTTAACGGAGTAACAAATAAATCTCCGTCTAAGATAATGTCGTCTGCGTTAATACCACCAGCATTACCATAAGTTAGGGCGCCGCCTTCAAGTATTGTATCGTAACTATCACCGTCTG